GAACGCTGTCAGGCCCGTATTCGTGGATGATTTGCTCATAGACTGCCTTGTCCGTACCTTCGACCGACCGGGCATCGACGGTCTTGTTGCGCCAGAAGTCCCGCTTGGCGTGGAACGCCTCGTAGAAGTAGCCCTGATTGCGGCGGGGGTTGGAGAACGCCATCCAGAAGCGATGCGGCGTGTTCTCAGAAAAGAACCCTGCCGCAACGGACCAGATGCTGTCGGGAATGCCCGAACTTTCGTCAAATATCAGCATCATGCCGTCCATGTTATGGGCACCAGCATATGCGTCGGGGTTTTCTTCAGACCAAAGGCGGCCTTCTACCGACCAATATCTACAGCCTTTTTTAAGGTCGCGCTCCACCAAATCTGTGAGCCATTTGGCCGGTGAAATACGAGTGGCGCTAATTTCAAACCAATGGCTGTTTAACCCCATGGACAACCATTTTGTAATTTCGGCCCAAGTCACCGACCGCAACTGCGCTTCTGAGTTGGCGGATACAATGACAGTTGAGCCTATCCGGGTCGTAACCATCCATAGGATTAGCCAGCTAACAAGTGCTGATTTGCCGATACCTCGACCAGACGAAACAGCCATTCGAAACACTTCATAATCGACGCGGCCATTGTTGGCTTTAATGTGGTCGCGCAACTCTATAAGGACTTCTCGTTGCCACTTGCGCGGGCCACCAAAATTTTCAAGCGGCGTTCCTTTTTTGCCCCACGGAAAGTTAAAGCGGACAAACGCCAACGGATCATCTTTGATGGCGGCAGACCAAAACGTCGCCATCAAGTTCTGTTCTTCTATGGGGTCATATATGGGCGTTTGCATTGGGATAATGTTCCAGTTCAGCGTTGCGGCGGACTTGTATGGCCTCTTCTAACGTATCGTATACGCCCAGATGCATTTGCTTTTTGTTGACGTTTATAGTGGCTGCCCACTTATTGCTGACTTTATGGTGATAAACGCCAGTTACGCCGCTTCTGTTTGATTTGCGTATTGGCTGGTTCTGGCAATTCTCCGACCGTGTAGCTTCGCGCAGATTGTCAATACGGTTATCGTGGCGAACGCGATTGATATGGTCAAGATCGCCACTAGGCCAACGGCCGTGCGTATAGAACCACGCTAAACGATGTTCTGTTACAGTTGAGCCTGCAACAGTCACGTACCGATATCCTGAATAGTGTGTTGTGCCCGCCCGGTCGCCCGCTTTGACGCGCCCGCCAGGGCGGTCAATCGCCCACGTAAAATGCCCTGTGTGCGGGTCATAATGGATTAGTGTCTTTAGTTGATCTTGTGTAAGAGAGTGCATAGCCGCCGTCCTCATCACGGTTGGTTAAGGAGCCGTCAGACGTTAGCGCGTCTGCGGCTCCAACTGTATCTAACACAGAACCTTCGATAACTCTAGCCTTTGCTTCTTCTAAAGCGGCTACAATACTAATTTTTTGTTCGACCTGGAGCTGGATCGATTGCGGAGCCGACCACTTGTGGGCGTAGCGCAGCACCTCAAGCGCGGCCTTGGCGTCCCCTTGCGCCGCCGCGTCGTTCAGCACGGTCGCCATGGCAAGCTCGCCGTCCGCGCGCCCCTTCTGCTCGGCATACTCCGCGACCGGGTCCATCTGGCAGAGCCTGCGGTACTCGGTCGGCGTCATCCCGGCAGCGAGGGCCAGCGTGTCGCCCTTGAGGCCCATCCGCGCCGCGTTGTAGATGGCCTCCAGACGCGCCTCTGTGGCGGTCAGCGGACGCGGTTCGTAGGGGAGAGACTGGAAGGTCACTTCTTCTTTTTCATGGCTTCGGCGCGTTGCCGTCCAAAACGAAGTTCAATGCGCTTTCGATTTTCATCTTGTTGCGCGCTGACCGCGCGGGCTTTTGGAGACATTTCGGCTCGCTGCACCTTTAGCAGCATCTGTTTCGCTTTGAGGTTTTTGGTGGACATCACCGCTTTGCCAGCGGTTGTTACACGTTCGACGGCGTTCTTACCGCGCACATACTGCTGCGATCCGTCAGGCATCTTACGGGTCTTTAAAACATTTTTTTTAGCGGGCGGTAAACCTTTAGGCATGATGCGTCTCCGTTGACTTTACGCAACTTACCATAGGGTGGTTGCGGTGAAAATAAAAAATTTTGTTTGTGGCCCTTGGCCACAGCAACAGCGGCAGCGCTCGGTCCTGTCCCCCCCCTCCCTTCGCGCTCGCAGCATTTTTTGCAGCGCAGCAACGCAGCAGCAAGAAACTGTAACCGATCCTGTTACCGGAACATATTCCTAACAGGCAAGCCTGGCGGGAATGGTGCTCGTGGCCATATGGCTATCAGTCTGCCCATGGATTGCGGGCAGGCCGCCGGGGGTTCGGGTTCCAAGGCTTGGGGTTCAGCTTGCCTTGTCGCGCAATGCGGAACCTGGTCGCACCTGCGGTAACGTAAACGATAGACAACGGCGAGCGCATTTCAACCTTCACGTCTATGGGCAACGCGGGCAACAGTTTTTGCATGACCGCGTCGCATTGCGATTGCGTAAGGTGACGCCATGCCCGCAAGCCTTCCAACTGGAAGCGCAACACGTCTTCAGTGGCGTCATCAATCTCTAACAGGTTTTGGAGTGTAGGCATGGGCGCGAGTGTAGCAGCGTGGGGTGCTATGGGCAACAGATTTTACATCCCCCTACTACTAACTCCCTACGGAACAATTATAGAACAACTGTTATATCAGTTATCTTTAAGACCTACAGAAATATAATACCCATATTACCCATAAACCGATGGCATAAGGCTTTTGCCGCTCTGTGACATTGCCCATGTCGTCACCCCAACGCCACCCCACGACCACCCCAAAACGCCCTTGCCAAAGTTCGGCGCCTCACCATTCCAGTTTGCCACGCGGAACGAGTGGAACCCGTCACGCGACGCGGCGGCCTTGACGGCCTCAACATTCCGCGCGGCAAGATGGTTGTTCGGGAACGCGGCAAGCAATTCCTCCGCGTAGCGTTCCGTTTCGCCTTGCCTCAGTCCGTAAACCATAACTTCGCGCATTGTCGCCCTCCTGTTGATATGTGCAAATCTACAGGAAGAAAAAACGCATGCCAACAAAAAATAGTTGTTGACATAGCAAGCGCCCTATGAAATTATGCACATATCAACAGAGGAGCACGACACATGAACAAGCAACACTCGGTCGACGACATCCGCCACGGCATCCCGTCCGACAACAGCGCCGTGCGTGACGGCTACACTAAGGAAGTCCACGCATTTGCGCCTGAAGGTCTGGAACTGTACCTGCTGGTCAAGCCCGATGCAGACCTTGATGGACACTTCCGCGCTTGGGATATGGACGCGCAAGAGTTCATCACTGTCACTGGCTGGATGTTCAACATCGAAGTTCAGTGACAACTAACTCTTGACAGGCGGCACAAACCGCCTGTACACTCTCCACAATTCAACACAGTGAACGAAAGGGAACGACAATGACCACTATATCAGAAGTCAGCGATAGCAACCGTTGCGCCATCTTCACAAAGTACCTTGGCCCCACAAATAGCCGCCCCGGCCGCATCAAGGCTTGGGCCAAGTCCGGCGGCAAGCTGTCCGTCACAATCCCTTACCCGCACGACCTAAACCTGTCCGACGCACACGCTAGCGCGGCAATCGTTTTGTGCGACAAACTGGATTGGCCTTTCTCCAAACTACATCAGGCGCACGTTGAGAATGGTTGCGTTTTCGTGATGGAGGGTTGACACATGCCGCGCCACTATCTCGCCCTAGCCATAGACGCCATCGGCGCGCTTGCGCTGCTGGCCGTGGCCTATGCATTCCTCTACGTCTTTTTCATCCTCACCCCGTGACCGCAGGAGCTAATCCAATGCACTATCAATACCTGTATATCCCCTACACTGTCCGCGCTTGGAAAGACGGCGTCTGCCTGTTTGAGGCCGATTGTGATTTGCGCATTGATTGGGACCTGCCCGACGGCCGCAGAGGCCCCGTTGATTGGGACGTGACCGAGTTTCATTTCGACGGCCCAAAGCCTGGCGAGAACAAGGCGCGCATCTACACCAAGATTGCGCCGCACGAACCGCTGTTTCACGTCCTATACAAAGACCTAGACCGCGAGTTTATCGACGCGCGCGTGTGCGAAGCGCTGGCCGATGACGAACGCATTGACTGGTACGCGCTGGCCGCCAATGACTAGGCCGCCCCTGTACCGCAACGGGGCCATGTTGCCCGATCCCGAGCGCATGGCCACCGCGCACCACATACGCCGCAACCCCGACACCGGGGAAATCTCATGGCCGCCCACTGACACGCCCGCCCTGTTGCGCCATCTGGCGCTAATCCTAAACGAGAAGGACCTAGACCATGACACTTGACTATGCCGAATATATGAACATGACCGCGCAAGCGTTGGCGCAACACGCCCGCGAAAACGCCGATATATCAAACCTCATTCATGCGCTGGCCGACATGATAAGCGCGCTTGTGGAGGAAAACGACAAGTTGTCGGCCGCTGTTGTTGACCTCAAGGCCGACCTGGAAGACGTCGAGCGCGCCCGCGACGAGTGGCAAAGTTTTGCCGAAAGCCTGAGCGCAACCGTCAAGGGGCTTCAGTCATGACCGCGCCCCATGACCTTAGCGACGTATCGGACGCCGAACTGCTGCGGATCGTGGTGCTAGGCGATGCCGCCTATAAGGAAGCGGAGCGCCGCGGGCTTATCAAAGAAAAGGCCCCCAAGCGGGAGCCTGTAAGTTCAGGGAGGAAACCAGAGTGACATACATTGAACCGCCATTGACCGCAACCGAAATCGAGCACCGCTTGCGCCGCTATCTCGACGAGCTTGTCGCCCTTGCGGGCGGCCCGCTGACCGTCTTCCGCGTCGCCAGCCGCGCGGCAAGTGGTGATCCTTGCCGCTACCCTCGCCGCCGCCATCGTGGCCGCATGGCTTGACCTTTAGGACTTGACGACTGTCAACCCCGGACCTGCGGCGTGCTCGACCATGCGCCGCAGGTCGCTTTTGTTGTAAGACTTGACCATATCAGGCCGCGCCCACAGGTTTTTCTTGGTCTGAAACTCGGCAGACTTGACCGCGCCAAGATCAATCCATCCAGCTTCCTTCAGACCGTGCAGCAGCGCCGCCTGCGGTATCTTCACACCACCAGGTGCGCCCTGCTGGAGCGCGCTGCACAGCTTATGGAACGGCGACGCGATGACACCGGCCGCGAACTCGCGCGACGGCTGGAGCACCTGCTCGATGACGTAGCTCTCCGCCATGCTGCGGCCCGTCTCGATCAGGCGGGTGCGATAGTCCGTCCAAGGCGGCATGGCCTTCGGATTGAACGCTGAGACGTCACGATCCGCCAGCCAGCGCCCGACCGCCTGCAAGCCGCCGCCCTTGTACCACTTCCACAGCGCCGCGGCGTCAGCCTTGGCCATCTTGGGCGCGTGCGACCAGATGCAGAACCAGCGCCGATCCTGAGACGGCAGCGACAGCGGCACCGGATCGTTGGTGAAGGCAAGAACGAACAAACGGTTGACCATGTCGTATGGGTGCAGACCCTTGCGCTCAATGGTCAGCGTATCGGGCGGCGCCGCAATAATGGGCTTCAGCTTGTTGGACAGCGCGCGGCGCTCCTTCGCTTCCGGCTCCTTCAACTCGTTCAGGATCAGGATTTCGCTTTCCAAGGCGTAGCCCCAACGGCTGTTAATGCCGTCAGCGTCCACCAGCCCGCGATTGCGCAAGCCTGGCCCGCAGACGCTCCAAATGAACGGATACCAGAGCGTATCCTTGCCACAGCCCTCATCGCCACCGTGCAGGATCGCGTGATTGATCTTCACCTCCGGGTGTTGGAGCTTGTACGCCATGACGTCGAGGACGTGCTCGCGCTCGACGTCGTCGGGGATCAGCAGCTTGGCATGGTCGAGCCACGGCGTGACGTCCGCGCCGCTGGCGACGCCAGACAGGTCAGGCCGGGCATCAACCCAGCGGTTGCCGTAGACGTCGCCGTCGCGCGCCACCAGCACGCTCTCGCCCGCGGCATAGGTGACGCCGCGCAGCACACGCCCGCCCGCCGCCTGGCGGTTCTCGTCGAAGCAGACGGACGGCTCGATCTGGCGGTTCGTGTGGATCGACTTGCAATCGACGTGACGGAACACTGCGTTGAAGGCGGATCGCGTCATCTCGCAACGGTCGATCATGTCGAAGTAAGTGCCGTCCTCGACGACGTAGGCGAACCGGGTGAACCACTCGCGTTTCGTCAAACGGCCCAGTTCCTTGCGGTCCACCTCGGCCACGACCTCGGCTGCCACGTCAGGGAACTCCCGCGTTGGCTGGATCGCTTCCGCCACCTTAGCCATGCGCTCAGCAACTAGCTCCTCACGGAAGCCTGGTTGAACTGTCGGCCCGTTTTGTTCGCTAACCCATGCAAGGAACGCATTGCTGTCGAGGTGGTCGCAATGCGCATGATAGCAGCAAAACGCGCGGTTGATCGGTGAGTACCGCGCTTCAATCTGGCCGTCCGTATGCTCGGCATGGTTCGGGCAAACGACGCCGCACCAGCCCTCTTGGTTGACCTGAGACAGCACCAGCCCTTGATCAGACAGCCAGCGGAGCACGCTGTCGGTGCCGGTGTCGCGGAGCTTGATGCCTTGGATGCTGGCGCCCTCGGCGGGGCCGGGCGTCACGCCCAGACCGGCACAGATGTCGGCCAGCGTATACTCGCGGCCCGGATGGAACTCGACCAGACGGGCAAGGAAGCCGTCCTTGCCGGGCTTCAGGTTGGGCGAACCTGGCAAACGGCAGTTCCGCACCGCGTTGGTGGCGCCGGGATCGGTATAGCCTGCCTCTGCAATGGCGGTGATGGCGGCGACGAACTCGCCCTTGGTTGGCTGTTCCGAGAAGGCGTAACCCCATTGGAAGTTTCCGGGCGACGTCTCGACGACCCACGTCGGCGGGACTGGCGGCTCCTTGGACTTGGTGCCGATGTCGTCAAGCATCATGAAGAGGACATATTCGCAGTTTGCTGCGGAGGCGGACGGCTTGCCGTCGGTGAAACGTTCCGCGATGAAGCAGCCGGTGTTGATAAACCAGCTCTCGCCGTCTTTGCGCTTGTGGCTGGGCAGGAACGCGGGCCATGTGAACTTGGGCGTGCCGTCGCGGTGTGTCGCCTGTTCGCCGTCACGCATGACGGGCTTCTGGCGCACGATGAGCGCCGTCTCACCGGCCGGGGCCAGCCCTGTCAGGTATTCCAAAAGGTCGATCATGTTGTTTCCTCGTGTTCTTATTGGGCAAGTTGCGCACTGGTGGTTAGACTGAGGGCCACCAGTGCGCCTATACTTGAGGCCTTGCGGATAACTCTGAGTTGGTGCTGACAACCTCGCAGACAGAAAAACCGCAGTACCGCTGCGGCGCCGGATACCAGCACAACGCTGTTATTCATGCTCAGCCCTTTCCGCTACGATGCGAATGAAGTCGCTCTTCTGCGTTTGCGCGCGCGTCGCGCGCTTCTTCAGGCGAATTATACAGACCTATATGCTGCTGTTTGTAGTTTACGAAAATGTATGCTCGCCATTTGCGCCGGGCGGGCATCCAAGATACGCCCTTGTATCCACTTGTGTTATGCTTATGCCTTCGCACATTCTGCATGTTCTGCGCCCGCGTCGCTTCGCGCAGGTTTGATATGCGGTTGTCATTTTTCACTTCGTTGATGTGGTCTATGTCGTTATTTGGCCACTGACCGTAGTGGTACAGCCACGCTAAACGATGCGCCATGTACCGGCGGCCGTCTATATTCAAAACGATGTAGCCGTGATTTTGCCGCGTACCGGCAACGGTCAGCGCTTTATGACGACCGTGGCGCCCTACCGCTTTGCGGCGGATAAACAAGCCTGTATCCGCTTCATAGACAAATAACTCTTTAAGCTTCTCTTGCGTAACCACAAGTCACCCTTTCCCGTAACGAGCCATAACGGACGCTTCAGCGCCCAAGGGTAACGTAGCACACCAATCAGGCGGCGTACACATAATATCGACTAATATGTCTTTAGAACGTTCGGCGTCTGCTTTGTCGCACTCCAGCAAGACCTCATCATGGCAATGCAATACGACTGCAAAGCCTTCCGCATCCAAGCGCCGCAGCGCATGGCGGAGGATGTCGGCCGCCACGGCCTGCGTGATGTTCTCGCACGCAAGGCCCTTCCAAAGACGCGCGCGCGGCCACTGCTTGGCGTCCGCTGCCGGCTTCCACGATGCTTTCGCGTAGGTCACGCCATCCTCTTCGATAAGAGCGTAAGGGTAACAGAGAACGCGGCCGCTCGGCAACGAGTACCAA